ATCCAACCCGACCCAAAGGGTTTGACATTGGGTATCAGTATGAACAAGACCGCGGATTATGTGCAAAAAGGAAGAAAACCAGGCAAGGGTATTCCATTGAGTACAATGCGTGGATGGGTTAAAATGAAACGGATTCAGCCGAGGGATATGTCAACGGGTAAATTCAAATCAAAGGCAAACGAGGAAGGAATGCGGTTTATGATGAATAGGAAAATAAAGTATTTCGGTATTGAACCATTCCCATTTGTAAGCACGGCAAGACAACAAATTTTACCATCGTTCAATAAGGCATTAACCAAGGCGATGAAACAAGACATTAAAAAAGGACTATTCAAAAGATGAGTTTTACATTTACACAACAACCCGCATCCATAGTTGGGGCCAATTCCCCAATCATTTACCAAGCGTTTGAATCCACCAATTACGCAAATGCGGGATTCCGTTATGAGTTCAAAGTTTATGTGTGGAGTGGCACGACATCCATCCCCGCAACACCGATTGTAACAATTAACAGATTACCCGACCAATATGGAGGCGGAAGGGCGTGGATTGATGTTCACAAAATTGTTACCCAGTACATCACAAGTGAATTTTTGGTGAATGGAACATACAAACCAAACATCGGAAGCGGTGCAAAACGCGTAGCGGTGAAGTGTCAAGGCATTTGGACTGCGGGGTCAACCGCAGTTATCACTTCCAATTTATCGTTGGCCACAAAGGGTTATTCGTATACGGCGGAGGGATTCAATGTTGGGGTTTCAAAGTCAGTATTCACGGATAAGACGGCCGTCTATGTGACAAGTGAAACCACCAATGCTTATTTGTGGTATGATGCAAGTGTGATTACATCCATTACTTGTGGAAGTGCAACGGTGACACCAAACGCGGTTACAACATCGGACCAGGTGTTTCAAGGAATTGAAATTAAGCAGTTGATGACGGCGGGAGGGGTATGGGGTACAAACGCCAATATCACATTTGTGAAAGCGGGTGATGATGTGGTGATGCCCGTGGTGTTTGATTGCCAAAATAAGTATGGCCAACAAGATGTGTTATTCCTCAATCGTTATGGCGTTTATGATTCGTACCTTTTTAACGGGGTATCACGCAGAACTTACAATGTAGAATCCGAAAAATATAGCCAACCGATTTTCAAACAAGCGGATTTGGCTCAATCGTGGAGTTATGGCGTACAGATTGCCACACCATTTTTGCAGAATAGTACTGAAGTAATGACAGTAAACACGGATTGGATTCCCGAGGCGGATGTACCAATCGTTGAACAGATATTTTATTCAACCAATGTATTGATTTTAAGCGGTAATAATGTGTTGTCAACACGAGTTATCGATACCGCATTTGAGTTCAAGAAAAGGACAAACGAAAAGTTGATACAATACACCATCCAATTGGAATACAACCAACCTAAAATAAACAAGATTGTACGATGAACATTCGGTTTAGTTTGGAAATTGAGGGGATACCCGTGGATTTATTTAATGACGAAAGTGTTGAATTAAACCGCCAATTAAAAGACCTGCAAGATTTGTCCACCATTTGGACAGATTACACCCAAGCGTTTCAAATACCCGCATCCGAAACCAACAACCAAATCTTTTCGGATTGGTTTGATGAAAATGTGGTATTGGGTGCGTGGAATCCAAACATTGGGAAGGATGCAACATTACTGATTCATTCATTGCCAGTGTACGAAGGGCGGATTGAGTTTATTGGGTGCAAGTACAAAGACGGAATCCCGCAATTGTACAATGTCGTGTTTTATGGAACGACCAAAAAGATATTAGACATTTGGGGCGAAACATTATTGAACCAAGTGGATTGGTCGTCATACAATCACTTTGTTAGTTATGCCAATATTTTATTGTCATGGAATCAAGCGTTATTAAGTGGCGATGTATTGTGGCCAATTGCAGATTACAACCAGGGGTGGAGGTATTCCACCATGAAAGGGGTTAATGGTAACATCAGAGATTCAAGGGGTGTTGAGATTGATGATTTACGACCTTCGATCCGATTGACCGCGATGTTAACCAAAGTGTTTGATGCGGCGGGATACACATTAAGTGGTTCGTTCTTATCGAGACCCGAAATGGATGATGCGTATATTTTACCAATGCAAACGGCGGGGCCATTGTACGACCCAGAGTATTTCAAACCAGGCACATTGACATCATCAAAAAGTCCATTTACATACACACAAAGAACATACGGGACGGTAAATTATGATAAAATCATTTACAACACTGTTACATTAAACCCAAGTGGGAACTATAATGCCACCACGGGGATTTATACCGCTAATCGTTTGGGCAATTATGAGTTTCGTGCTGAATTCAATGTGACATTTGGCGGGGGTGCTTATAACTCAATTAATTTTGCTTATATGCTTAATGGTCGAGTAGTTTCAACCAAGGCCTACACGACAACAACGGCGGGTGGATTGTTTACCTTTAGTCCACGATTAAAACCAGGTGATGAAATATCATTTGGGTATTTGACATTTTCAAGTGTTTCAACGGGGGCCGTATACCTTTATTGTTTAGATGCGCCACAAGGTATTGCGGATACCACAGTTCGTTTTGAAGATGCCATGCCACAAATGAAAATTAGGGATTTTGTGAATGGCGTGATAAAATCTTTTAATTGCGTATTAATTCCAACGGGTGCAAACACGATTGAGATTCACAATTTGCAAGATTGGTACAATGCGGGACCAACCAAAAATTGGTCACCATTTATAAATGTAAAGGACATTGAACATACCAAGTTACCCATCCCAAGTATTATTTCAATGACACACAAGGAATCGGAGTGTTTGGCGAATGAATACTACCGAAACATCAACCGACGGGAATACGGGTCGGTATCGTTTGCCCCCGTTATTGATTACCCAACGGATGCGTTTGAATTGGAAACCCCGTTCAATGTGATATGTCCACAAATTTTGGATGCGGTTAATGCTAATGGTCAAAGAGTAAGGGCAACGGATTTAAGCATTGCAAGGTTTATGGATAAGGATGATAAACCAGTTCAACAAGATTTGACCTTGTTTTATTACGGCGGTAAATTTGCCGTTACGGATCAATATTATTTTAACGGAATTCAACAACCATTTTTCCCGTTAATGACATCGTATTCCGCTTATCCCACAGTTCAATCAAGTTATTCAATGGCCTTTGGGTTGGAGTATTCTATTAAGGGCGATGCACCCGTTAATTCAATTTATAATTTGTATTGGAACGAATACCTTTCCCGTATGTATTCAACGCAATCAAGGTTGGTTAAAATGACGGGAATCATCCCCGTGGGTGAATGGTTGAACTTCGCATTGAATGACACCATCGCGATAAGTGGGAATTACTACAAAGTGCAGTCGGTTAAGTATGATATGTTGACCGAGATTGCAAACCTTGAATTAATCACATACCCCGATGTTGACATTTTAAGTTTTGGAACCACGGGTCAAAAACCAACTTACACGGATGTGGTGGTTAATGTCAACGGCAAATCATACCTTAACGATTATGTAGTTGCCAAGGGAATTATGAACTCTTATCGTTTTGGAACACAAGATTATTTGGACACGAACCAGGACACGACATTCAACCAAAATAGTGTAAGTGACATTTCCCAACAAGTGCAGAGTTTACAAGCAATTGTACAATTCAATCAAATTACGATGTATCGCGATGCCACGATTCCATCAACTACCGATTCAACATTATGGATGGCAGTGCCACAAGAACATCAAGAATCAATTGGCTATACACAGAACATCACATCAAATTTGGCATTGGCAAAATATGTATGCACCGATGGTGGTCAATACAAGTTCACGGCGATGGTATCAATTTTACAAACGGGAAACAAAAGTATAGTGTACGGAATTTTGGTCAATGGTATCGAAACAACCGCATACGCCACAACTGATTCTAACTTCCATAGTATTCAGATTGACACCATTTTGGATTTGGCTCCAACCGATGAAGTCACATTTAAGTGGAAAATGTACACGGGCGGTTCACACACCATTCAAATCTTGAAATCTAACTTTTTAGTATTGAAAAAATGATATTACTCATTATAAAATTAGCACAAGCCCAAGAATGGTATGGGGTATCGGAGACGGTGGAAATTGCCAAAGGTAAAAACCAATTTGCACAGAGTTGGGGACAAGTTAAAAACACATACAAAAGAAAATTCAAGTCATGGCAGAAGAAATAAACTACAATGTCAAAGTCAATACCAAGGGTGTTGATGATGCCACAAAGAGCATGGATTCATTTGGCAAAAAGGCCAAACAATCTTTGGGCGGGGCGGGTGAAACGGCCACCGATTTAGGTAGTAAGTTCGATGCGTTACCAGGTCCGATTGGCAATGTAGGTTCATCAATGAAAGGATTGGGCCAATCAATGATGGCGTTGGTTGCAAACCCCGTTGGTGCAATCATGGCGGCCTTGGCGTTGGTGTTTGGCACTTTGTATAAGGCATTGACATCAACGGAGGAAGGCATGGATTCATTGAACAAAATCATTGGTGTATTTAGCGGTATTATCCGCCCAGTGATTAAGGTAGTTCAACAAATGGCAATTGTATTGGCCGATGGGTTAGGAAGTGCATTGGAATTTGTCGGTGGTTTATTTGGTTCAACGGCATCCGAGGCGGGAAAACTTGTCGATGTTCAAGACCAATTGGAAGACCAAGAACTTGCATTGGCTCAACTTCGTGCAAAACAAAACAAGGAATTAGCACAAGCCCGTGAATTGTTATCGGATTCAAACGCAGCGTTGGGGGATAGACGGAAGGCATTGGATCAAGTTAAAAAGGGTGAAACCGAGTTAGCAACAAAGGAATTACAATTTGCCAAAAACAGATTGGCAGCGGCGCAGGAGGACCAACGATTAAATGGTCAAACCGAAGAAAGCAAAAAGGCGATTAGTGATGCGGTGGTTGGCGTGGCAAATGCGGAAACGGAATTGGCAGCGAAACGCAGATTGTTTAATCGTGAACAAAAGAAGTTAGATGCCGAGGAAGAACAAGCAGCGAAAGAAAAAGCAGCGAGGGCAAAGGAATATAATGACCAACGCAAATCAGCACAAAAAGACATCAGAAGTGCAGAACAACAAAACATAATTGATGGCATTAAGGACGAGGAAGCCAGAGCAAAAAAACAAGCGGAAATCAATTTAGAGAATGCCAAACGGGAAATTGCAGCGGGTGAGTACACGGCCAAAGAAAAGGCAAGATTGGTGAAGGCAGCACAAACCAAATTTAACAACGACATTGCCAAGATTGACGAGGATGCCGAAAAGAAACGCCAAGAAAAAACAAAGGAGGACACCCAGAAGGCGAACGATGACAAGTTAAAGGCGGTGGATGATGCGATTGCAATTAAGCAATTAGAGGCCACCAAAACGATTGAAAACGAAAAGGCGTTACAAGATGCATTGGCCAATTTAGAGTTGGACAGATTGCGGAATATGATTCAAGCCAAAAAGGAATTGGGTCAATCCACAACCGATTTGGAATTGCAGTTGGCAAACAAAGAATTGGACATTAAGCGGAACGCCACCAAACAATCGGTGGAATTAAGCAAAGCGGAAAAGGATGCCAAGTTAGCCATCTTCGATGCCACATCAAATGCGTTGAGTTCGGTTATGCAATTGGTGGGTGAACAAACCGCAATGGGTAAATCATTGGCCGTTGCCCAAGCAATCATCGATACATACACGGGTGCGACCAAGGCGTTTGCACAAGGTGGCATATTGGGTTACATCGGTGCAGCGGGAGTAGTTGCAGCGGGATTGGCAAATGTTAGGAAGATTGTATCGACTGAAATACCAGGCCAATCGGATTCGGGAGGAATGCCAAGCACGGGGCCAAGTGTTTCCATTATTGGCGGAACCGCAGACCCATCCGCACAAATGTCGGCGAGTTTGAACAGAAGTTTAAATAAACCCGCAAAGGCGTATGTGGTTGGAAACGATATGAGTTCACAACAAGCGTTGGATAGGCGGATTCAAACAAATGCAACATTCCCAGGATAATTAGTTTTATAGATAATATGAAAACATCATTCCATAAATTCATGGCATCAAATGCCGTTCAAGAAGTTTCCAATGTAGAATTGGGTGCGGTTAAAGTAGAATTAGGCATTGTCGATGATTTTGAAATGGATGCCGATGCGTTGGAGGTTGGCGTAAAAAGAGAGATAGGGGATTTTATGAAGGCAAAACAAGTTTTAGAAAGCGTAAAAACCAATTTGGATATTCGCGAAAAATTTATTGCTAATGCAATGAAAGTTTATGCAGAAATTGAAAAACAAGCCAAATTTATGGGTATTGATGTACCACCAAAAGCAATTGCATCTTTGAAAAAAGTAAACATTGCTAAAAAAGTAGTAGAATCATTAAGAAACGATATTAAAGCACTTTAATGAGAATCGTTGAATTGATATTGGATGACCAACAATTGGCAAGTGGCATTGATGCGATAAGCATTGTGGAAGCCCCCGCCATTGAATCCAATTTCATTGCATTGAAATCACA